ATTACTTTATGAAAACTAAAGATATGTGGATACAAACAAAAGAGTTTGGTGACTGGAGAGAAAAAGATAATTTAAGAAAAATAGAAGAATTTAAAAAGTATGGCGAAGTTTCAGATGAAATACCTGAGGACTATCCTTTAGATGAAACAAAAATATTAGATACACGAAAATTAAATAATAGATGGAAAAGAGAAAAACCTTTTTTAGAAAATGAGTACGATTAGTGGAAAAGAAATATAGAATTACAGAATTAACTTGGGAATATCATAAAAATGCAGAGCGTCAAGCATTTGTTAGTCAATTATTATCAGGCACCATTGATGAAAAATTATATGCAACTTATCTTTATAATCAATTAAAGTGTTATTCTAAACTAGAACAATATGCTTTAGAAAGTTCTTTGTTTTTAGATACAAGAAATTTACCTAGAGCTGAACATATATTTTATGATTACAGAGCTTTATGGGGAGATATAGGTACTCCACCAGTAGAAACTGAAAGTACAAAAGCATATGTAAAACATTTAGATACTATTAGAGGTGAAAATGAAAAACTATATGCTCATATATATGTAAGACATTTAGGTGATTTATCAGGTGGTCAAATGATTAAGAAAAAAACGCCTGGACCTAATAGATATTATATTTTTAAACACAACGAAGCTAAAGAATATAAAAGAATCGTAAAAGAAAGAATTGAAAGTTATTTAAATGTATATGAAATAAACGTGTTGCCTGAAGCAATATTTTGTTTTGAAAGTGCAACAAAACTATTTAAGGAAATGTATGATTTGGGAAAGACTAATCAAGTGGCAGAATGAGACTATTGAAGTCTTAAATAAAAATCTGGTTGAGTATAACGAACCAGGTATGGAAAGATTTAATGATGAAAAGTTAGGTTGGGTTAATAGAACCTGGAATAACAGATATATTAGACGAGCTCATTTAGATGTTGTTGATGTAAGAGAATCTAAAGGATTATGGATGGCTCATCTATGTCTTTTTCCTATGTTAACAAATGGTGGACCGATTTATGGTTTTGATATAATCGCAGGTCAAAAAAAGGTTACAGGTGCTTTTCACGATTTTAGTCCTTTATTACAAAAAGACCACCCATTAACAAAGTGGTTTATTGAAGAAAATAAATGGTTTAAACCTAGTAAAGAGAGAGAGTTACCAGATTGGGCAAAGGCTATCTTTTCGGGAGGTATGATAGCCGCTGGTAATGTAAGAGAAGAAGATGAATTAAATAAAATTTGCACAATGGCAGTTTCTAATTTAAATAATTACATAGATAAAATTAGAAATCACGAAGGCGAAGCTGAAATGTCAGATGTAATTAAGGCACAAAACTACTACTCTGAACATCAACAAAAGAATCCACATACGCCTAGAGTTATGCAATCTCTTGGTTTACCAGACGAAGATATCAAATTATTCTGTTCCGACAACTTATTTCCGATAGTATCAGAAAATCAACCCTATCTGAAATAATTATTATAAATATACCAGAAAAGGGTATAAACAATGGCAGAACCAGCAAGTAGAGAGAATTTAAAACAATATGCTTTGAGAGCATTAGGTAAACCTGTAATTGAAATCAACGTAGATGATGACCAACTTGAAGATAGAATAGACGAGGCTTTACAATATTTTACTCAATACCATTATGATGGTGTAAAAAGAACATATTTAAAATATCAATACACTCAAGCAGATAAAGATAGAATGACAGGTGATTCAACTGAATCAGCAACGGTCGGTTCTGTAACCAATAGCTGGAAAGAGGGTCAAAATTTTCTTGCAATACCAAGTTCAATTATTTCAATAATCAATATATTTCCTTTTTCAAATAAAGGTAACTTAAATTTATTTGACGTTAGATATCAATTAAGATTAAATGACTTATATGATTTTTCATCTACTTCAATAATAAATTATGATGTTGTATTAAGACATTTAGATTTTTTAGACCACGTTTTAGTTGGTGAAAAACCTATGAGATTTAATCAACACGAAAATAAACTTTATGTTGATATGGATTGGAAAAATGATTTACAAGTAGGTGAATATTTGGTAATTGAATGTTATAGAAAATTAGACCCAGCAAACAATACAGATGTTTTTAATGATATATTTTTGAAAAGATATGTGACCGCTCTATTTAAAAAACAATGGGGTGCTAACTTATCTAAATTTGGTGGTGTACAAATGATAGGTGGCGTAACCTTAAATGGCCAACAAATTTTTTCAGAAGCAATGCAAGATGTTGAAAAATTAGAACAAGAGATTAGAAGCACATATGAATTAAATCCAGCTATAATGATAGGGTAAATAATTATGGCAATAAACCATTACTTTCAAGGTGGCAGAGGCATTGGTAATACTGCCGAGAAAAGATTACACGAAGACCTTATCATAGAGGGATTAAAAATATACGGTCAAGACGTATATTATCTTCCAAGAACACTAGTAAATAGAGACCTTGTAATGGGCGAGGATACGACAAGTCGTTTTGATGACTCGTATATGATTGAAATGTATTTTGAAACGCAAGAAGGCTTTGCTGGTGAACAAGAATTAATCAATAAATTTGGTTTAGAAATTAGAGAAGATACAACACTTGTTGTTTCTAAAAGAAGATTTGAGGAACACGTTGCAAGTAAAGCTAATTTAATTGCAAGTGGAAGACCTAATGAGGGTGATGTAATTTATTTACCTTTAATGAATTCATTTTTTGAAATACAATTTGTTGAAGACCAAGAGCCATTTTTTCAACTAGGTAATTTACCTGTTTACAAATTAAGGGTAACTAGATTTGAATATGCAAACGAAGAGATTAATACAGGACAAGGTGTTCTTGACCAAGCTGAAGATAAGTTTTCATTAAACGAATTAAACCATAAAATGTCATTAGAAAGTGGTCAAGTTGCATTAACAGGTGATGGTTCAATTGAATTAGAAGACGCATTTGATTATCCAACTGGTCAAAAGGCATTATTAATGTTAGAAACATTTACTGGTTCTAAAACTATTCAAACACAATCGCCATATGCAAGTAATTTAGATATGAACACGGCGGCTGGTTATGATACTGCTGGTACGGCAGATGATATATTAGATTTTACTGAAAGAAATCCATTTGGGGAGATTGACGAATAATGTTTGGAACACATTTTTATAACGAAGGTATTAGAAGATTAACAATTGCTTTTGGACAATTGTTTAATAATGTTATTGTTCAAAATAAATCTTCAACCGGCGCAGTTACCAAAAGATATAGAGTGCCTTTAGCATATGCACCTAAAGAAAAGTTTTTAGTTAGATTAGATGAACAATCTAATTTAGAGAGTAGAGAATTTGCAATAACTTTACCTAGAATGGGTTTTGAAATGACAGGTTTAACATATGACCCTACTAGAAAGTTAAATAAAATGCAAAAATTCAGGCAAGTAAAAACTGGAGAAGATGGTAAAGTTTTAAACTTTAATTATACACCAGTACCGTACAATGTTAATTATACCCTAAACATTTTCACAGCAACAGCAGAAAACGGACTAATTATTGTAGAACAAATTTTACCATTCTTCCAGCCTGAATATACGGTAACAATTAATATGGTGCCTGATTTAGGTATTAAAAGAGACGTACCAATAGTTTTAAATAGTGTAGATTATCAAGATAGTTATGATGGTAATTTTACAACAAGAAGAGCTGTTATATATACATTAAGTTTTACGGCAAAAACATATTTATTTGGACCTATGACTAATCAAAAAGTTATTAAAAAGGTTCAAGATGATTTATATACAGATACACAAAAACCACCAGCGACAAGAGAGGAACGAATTATAGTTGTACCTAATCCAATAACGGCTGACGCAGATGATGATTTTGGTTTTACAACAACAATATCAAATTTTGCAGATGGTAAAAATTATAATCCGGTAACAGATACAGATGAGTAAACTTGAAGATAACGTAAATGAAATTTTAGGTATTGAAAAGAAAAGCGAAGTTGCAATAAAAGATTTTGAACAACCAGCTCCTGTACCTAGAGTTGTAGATGAATCAAAAACAGATGTTGATAATGATTATGAACATAGTAGAGATAATTATTATAATCTAATTGACAAAGGCAATCAAGCTATTGAAGGCATACTTGATATTGCAAAAGAGGGTCAACACCCTAGAGCATATGAAGTTGCAGGTCAATTAATTGGTCAAGTTGCACAAACGGTTGACAAATTACAAGACTTACAAAAGAAATTAAAAGATTTAAAAGAGGTGCCTAATAAAACAAGTGCTAATATTAAAAATGCATTGTTTGTAGGTTCAACGGCAGAATTACAAAAAATGTTAAATCGGAAAAAAGAAGATGAAGTTATTGAAGGCGAAACAAATAAACCCAAAGAAAATAATACTGGAGATAAGTAAAATTCAGTTTATTAAATCTATGACACCTTTACCAGAATTAATGGCTGGTGAAGAGTTGCAACATCCAATAGAAGTTAGAAAACATATAATTAATGATACGCCTAGAAAAGGTGTTGGTGGTGTTGAATATATAGAAAAAGAATATTCTGTTTGGCGTGGCTCGCAAAGGGTACAAGCCGCTTTAAAACTAGGATATACACACATAGAGGGTGTTATTGTAAATGAACAAACAGAAAGTGAACGATTACAAGACGAATTAGAGCCAATCTTATGAGTACAGACGCATATCTAGGAAATCCGAATCTAAAAAAAGTAAACACACCAGTTGAGTTTACTAAAGAACAAATATTAGAATTTGAAAAATGTTCTAAAGACCCTATTTACTTTATGAAAAACTATATACAAATAGTTTCTCTTGATGAGGGACTTATACCTTTTAAAATGTATGGGTTTCAAGAACACATTGTTAAAACAATTCACGATAATAGATTTACCATATGTAAATTGCCAAGACAATCAGGTAAATCAACAACCGTGGTTTCTTATCTTTTACATTATGCATTATTTAATCCTAACTCTAATATTGCTATACTTGCCAATAAATCATCTACTGCTAGAGATATATTAAGTAGAGTACAATTAGCATATGAAAATTTACCAAAGTGGTTACAACAAGGTGTTATAAACTGGAACAAAGGTAATATTGAATTAGAAAATAAATCAACTATTGTGGCGGCTGCAACTTCTTCAAGTGCAATACGAGGTGGTTCTTATAATATAATATTTCTTGATGAGTTTGCTTTCGTACCTGCTAATATAGCAGAAATGTTTTTTAGCTCTGTATATCCTACAATATCATCTGGTACTAAAACAAAATTAATTATTGTATCTACACCTTATGGTATGAATCAGTTTTACAAATTATGGACAGACGCAGAAAATAAAAGAAATGATTATGTACCTATTGAAGTGCATTGGTCAGAGGTACCTGGTCGTGATGAAAAATGGAAAGAAGATACAATTAGAAATACATCACCTGAGCAGTTTCAACAAGAGTTTGAATGTGAGTTTTTAGGTTCTGTAAACACATTAATTAGTCCTGCTAAAATAAAAAACATAGTATTTAAAACACCAATAAAATCTAATGCAGGTTTAGATGTCTATGAAGACCCTAAAAAAGGTGCAACATATGTTTGTATGGTTGACGTAGCAAGAGGTGTTAATAAAGATTACTCTGCTTTTATAATTGCAGACGTTTCACAAATGCCTTATAAAGTGGTGGCAAAATATAGAAGTAATGATATAAAACCTATTTTATTTCCTCACACAATAGATAGAGTATGTAAGGCGTATAATCACGCTCACGTATTAGTAGAGACAAATGACCTTGGTCAACAAATTGCAGAGGCACTACAATTTGAATTAGAGTATGATAATCTATTAATGACTACACAAAGAGGTCGTGCAGGTCAAATATTAGGTGCTGGTTTTAGTGGCAGAGGTTCTGGTTTTGGTGTAAGAATGACTAAACAAATTAAAAAAATAGGTTGTTCTAATATTAAAACACTAATTGAAAGTGATAAAATTATAATAAACGATTTTAATATTATTGAGGAGATGTCAACCTTTATTAAAAAAGGTCAGAGTTGGATGGCCGAAGAGGGTTGTACAGACGACTTAATGATGTGTTTAGTAGTGTTTGGTTGGTTATCTAATCAACCTTTTTTCAAGGAGATGACAGATACAAACGCTAGACAACAACTATATGAGGAACAACAAAATCTGATAGAGCAAGATATGTCGCCTTTTGGTTTCGTAGATGATGGTATTCCAGACCACGAAAAGGTAGAAGTTGACGAATATGGCACGGTTTGGCACCCGGTCACACGAAAAGGTCAGTAGAAACACAGCTTATTATAAATATCAGTAGAGTATGACTTTTGACTATGGGCGTATGAATAATACGACATTTGAATAAAATGAGTAAAAATAATTTGCAAATTAAAAAGGAGAAACCCTAATGGCATTTCAAGTATCACCAGGTGTTCTCGTACAGGAAAAAGACTTAACTAGAATTATACCTGCTGTTTCAACTTCAATCGGAGCTGTTGCAGGTACATTTACTAAAGGTCCATTGGACGAAATAGTAAGTATTTCTAGTGAGCAAGAACTTGTAGCAACGTTCGGTAAACCTAATAATTCCAACTTTGAGGATTTTTTTAGTGCTTCCAACTTCTTACAATATTCTAATGCTTTAAGAGTTGTACGTGTACAGAATTCATCTGTATCAAACGCAACTGAATCAGGTTCAGCGTTTGTAATAAAAAATACTATTGATTACACAAATAATTATGCCGCTGGACAAGCTTCTGTTGGTTTGTGGGCAGCTAGAACGGCTGGAGCACACGGAAACTCTTT